CGGGGGCATGGAAACAGAATTACCTGCTGTACTCTTAGCCATGGTGTAAACAGCCTTTGTTAAATTCTCAATTAACTTGTTTGTATGACCGGTATTACTTGCTATCTCTTTAAAAGTAGGAGTATGATCTAAAGTGATATCACTTAACGGAGATAAATTATTTGGTTCTGTTTCAGTGTTAAGAGAAGAAGGAGTAATGGAAGAAGGTGTAATATTATCTTTATCTACTGTTGAAGTTGTATTAGGTAATTGTGGAGGTTGTTCTGTAAGAGGTTTAGAACTATTAAAAATAGTAGGCTCTACATTATCGGTAAGAGGTGCTACGTCTTGTTTATTAACACGGTTAAATACATCTTCTAACTTTATATTACTATCATCTACCTGTTCATTTATTTTAGTTGTATCTAAAGATTTATCGGGTTGTGGATTAAGAGGTATATTATATGTAGTATAATAATTTTTAGCAGGCTCAACGTTATCAGTATTAATAGGTTGTTCAGCCTTAGCTACCGGAGTGGTTTCCTCTAAAGTAGGCTGAACAGTAGGTACTATATTCTCTGTAGGGGTAGTTTTTTCTAAAGAAGGTTGAACAGTAGGAGTTACTTTTTCTGTAGGTACAGGTTCAGTATTTACATTTTCTTTAAGAGAAGTTGCTGTAGTGAGATCTTTATTTTCAACAGGTGTAACCTTAGGTGTTGTAGGGGTAAAAAGAGATGAATTATCTTTTGATGTATTTACAGGTTGTACGACATCATTTTCTTTTTTAGTTAAATCAGGTGCTTTAGGTTCCTCTAAAGGAGAACGATTTAATGAGTCTTGTATAGATGATATTTTTTTAAGTATGTCATCATTGTTAACAACAATTGGTGTACTGCTGGTAGGTTGTTCTGGAGGAACACTAATAGGAAAATTAGGTGTTACAGTTAATTCTGGTTTAGTAGAAGTAGTACTGTTATTAGGTACTTGTTTAACCTCTCCAAGGTTATTATCTGTAGGTACAGGATTATTATCAATAGGGGTATTATCAGTAGGAACACTAGGCTCAATATTATTAACTATACTACTTTCTGGTGCTTTAGTTTGTACCTGCTCCGTACTAACAGGCTGGTTAGCAACATACGATTTTAAGGTACTAGAATCTCCTAGCACACTCTGTAACGCATTTGTAATGCTATTATTAATATTATCGGCCATATAAGTATTTATTAGTAGAAAATGTTATTCTATAAATAAAGATACGTTATAAGGTAGAGTTATGGAGTTAGGTTGTTTGTAAATACCGGCTACTGTATTCTTTACTGAATCTATATATTTTATTATTTTAGCTAATATATCTATAGATAAGCTAAAAGTTTGTTTAACTTTTTCTTCAAAAGAAATATCCCAGTTAATATACTTTGCTATTTCTGCTATAAGAAGAGTGTCTTTATTAAAGTTATTTTGTTTTAAAAGAGATGTAATATAATTTAAATATTCATCTTCCTTTTCAATAGTAGGAACACTACAGGGTATTGTTTGTATTGTAGTATCTTTAGGATGCTCAGTACTATTAATAGTAGTATCAAAAGATAGATCGTTTTGTCTAATATATAAGGCGATAACAAATTTATCAAATTCGGTTATTGAATCTTCTGTAACAATATTATGTTTTATAATTTCATTTAATTTTAAATTAAAGCTTATATTTAAGAACGGTATATTGTATGAACAATTTAATAAGTCAGTAAATTGTTTAACAAGTAAAGGTTTAAATTGTACTTCTTTATTTTGAGAAGGTATGTAAACGTTATATGTAAATTCAGTATACATATTATGGTGTAAATTCAGAAGGTGATACTTGTATATCGTTACCGTATAACGAATTAATATCAACTTGTTCAAAATCTTCTTCGATAGGTAAATTATTTGTTGAAGGAGTACTCTTATGTAAGCTTTCAGTTTTTTTAACAAAAAATTTAAATTCTCCGTATGTACAATTTTCTAAATACTCTGCTGAAATATTACTAATTTTACTAAGATAAAAAATATTATCGTAAACGTATGTTAGATTTTCGTTAAATAAAATTCTTATTAAAGATATATATTCTTTTAACTTAGATGAAAAATTAATAGAGTAGTTCTCAACTACAGAATTAAAAAAGCATAAATTATCTATATCTTGTTTAAGATAATTTATATTTTTGTTTATTTGTTTATAAACTTTAACAGGTAGAGATTCAATATCTAAAAAATTATTACCATCTACTTTTATACTCTCTATAAACACTGTTTCTTTATTTGTTATAAAATCTCTTATCTTAGGTAAGCAAAGAGCTACGTTAACATTTTTTACATTAAACGTTGTAGGCTGATAACTATCTAAAAATAAATTTAATTCTTCTATACACTCATTAAGCGGTATTTGTAAATTAATTTTTTTCTCACCGTTGTATGTAGCAAAGATAATACCCCCTATACTTGTTGATCTTATGCTTAAGAGTAATAAAAAATATTCTATAATATTTAAATTTAATAACTGCTCTAAAGTATAGTTAGTAATTTCAATAAGAATATTATTGAGATTTAAAAGTAAAGATGTAGTATCATCTACGTTTAATAAAACTTTTAAAAAAGTTTTATAATTTTTAACACTTAATTCTCCGTGTTGAATTTCTTTATCTGGTAAAGATACTAATGTTATGAGACCGTTCACTATTAGCTATTTAACATTAAAAAGTTTGTTTTTCCAGATTAACCGGCAATTCTAAATTTGTTTGAGTAAAGTAGCTATAGCTTGCAGGAGGGTTTATTGTAACACCTCCATTATTTGCTGGCGGGACCGTGTATATATCAGGCTTATTGAGAGAAGGATCATTAAATGCATTTTTTGATGAATCAACTGTGTACCACTGATATATGAAACTTGCTGATTTAGTTATATTTACAGAACCGTCTTGAGTATATTCTTCAGCGTCTACACTTACCGGGCATACCCCATAAAAGGTAAACGTCTGTAAAATAAAAGGAGGTTTCTTTCTATCAGAGCTACCAAACCTAATTATTTTCATATTAGTTCTATAGGTTAGATCTCCATCTCTTGCTATCAAGCCTAAGTGACCAGTCATAATAACCCAAGGTCTAATAACATTATCAACAAAACTTACATTAGTATTTAAGAAACTAATTTTTATAGGTTCATAATCATCTCTACCATTACCTACTTTACCTCTTATAAATCCGTTATACTGTAAACCTTCAACACCTGTTGAATCAATTCCCTCCCCTGGTAATGTTACATTTTGTGCTAATATACATGCCTTTGTAGTCATATATTGAGCTGAACAAATTTCTTTTACTGCAGCTTCAATTTTCCATGGAAGCGGAGATCGCGGTTCGTACTGAGAAACTTTCGTTATTACTTTTGGTATACCACACCCGTTAATTGTTGTACTGTTTACTGCATACGAATCTTCAAATACAACAGCCCAAAGAGGTCCTTTAGGTAAAGCACCTGCAGGGGTTGAGAGTACTGATTGTAAGAAGTGAGGTATCTGATGGCTAATTTCAGATACCGGTATATCTTTTGAAACTCCTGAAGGGGGGGTAGGTACACTTGAAGACGAAGCTGTATTAGGGGAAGGAGGAGCAGGAGGGGTCGGAGATTGAGGTGGCGCTTGAGGAGGTGCTTGAGTACCCTGACCTGCTAAATTGGCGGGTACTGCAAGAGTTATAGTCTTACTAGGCGGTACATCAGGTGTGAAGGGTGGGAAAGGTGTAAGACCGGTAGCGGTAGCGACTCTACCACCGTCAGGTAGATTAGTCCATGGAATTACTCTATCAGCCATATTGATACTATTATTTAAGTATCAAATTAGAGAAGATTTGGTAAAGACGAATTAGCTTGTGTTACTCTCCAATATTGATACGCAAGGGTGGTAGGAACTTTTTGTATTTCACCTGCTGCACCGATATTATAATCCATTGCTCCGACGTTTACTACATAAGCACCATAAAGAGTGTATTTTCTTACTGTACCACCGGTCTTATTTAAAAGACTTAAACCAATAATAGAAGAATTTCTTGCAACATTATAATTACCTGTTGAAGTACTATCATCAAAAGTATTGAAGGTAGCATTTTCAAGAACAGTACGAATATTATAATTGGCATCACAACGGAAAACAACGTTATAAGCATCAGAACCAGGGTAGGTGGCTGTACCAGGAACGTTGAAGTTTAATCCCATAAAGGGAACCTGTACGTTTGTTATGTTTCTACCTGGAAGGGAAGCAGTCTCGAGATAAACAAGAGAGCTTTCTCCTAAGTTAGTATTTGCAAGCTGGGTTACACGAAACTGAAAGGTACGTGCAAAGTCCTGCTGTTGTATCGATGTATAGAAGTCAGAGATGTTTTGTGCCATATATAGTATTTATTAGATAAGTTCGTTAAAGCTTTGACTGGTGCGGGTTGCAATAAAGTTTACCAAGATAAACTCTGCAGCTCTTACCGGCTTAATGTAAATGTCAACATTAAGCTGATTATTATCAATTGAAGCAGATGTATTATTTCTTTCGTCACATACAATCAAGTAATCGTATAAGCCTTGGGTATTCTTAGCTAATTCAAAGATAGGTGTGATAGTGTTTACCAACCTTGTACGTGTAAAGTCAGTATTAGGTTCGAATACGAAGTACTTAACAGCATTTTGTACTGCTCTTTCTAAGGTAAGGAATAAACGACGGACGTTAACTCTATCAAACGCAGATGGCTTATTCTGTAAGGTCTTTTGACCGTATACAACGTAACCTTCATTTGAGAAGAGTACAATTGGGTTAACACCTACTGTGTAGAGATAATCTCTTTGCTTTTGATTTGGATTAAAAGCAATGTCAGTAATATTGTTTATTATACCGCGATTTAATCCTGCAGGAGCAACCCAAGGCTGGGTAGCAGCAGAAGAATTAGCATAAACACCGGCGACGAACCCTGAAGCAGGGACCCACGAGAATGTATTTGAATATGTATCGAATACCTTTACCCAGTTACCATAAATGGTTGAGTAATTAGTGTCAATAGTAACAACGGATTGTGCTAACGGTATAAAGATATTCTTTGTAAAGGTAGCTCCTCTATTTGCTAATGTCTTAACATCGGAACCATTAACGAATATCTGTCTTAAAGGATCGGAAATAAATACGCAATCCTTACGTGTGTTTTGAACGTAATTGTTAAACAAGTCAAAAATTACTTTCCATTTTTGTAATGTATCTGATTCTCCATAACTGGATAATGAAGATGTATCTGTAAACTTCTTATCGTTGTACACTTCATTTGCAGATGTGTTAGCAAAGATAGTAGATAACCCGGCGTCAACAACAATGTCAATAGTTGTATTCTCTGGTGAACTTACTAAGTCAAGAGCT